GTGGATGATATACCCGATAATATTATTGAGCATTTCGCTCTTGCCGACCTGTGACGCGGCCACCATTACCACATGACGCACTTTCGGATCCGTAAAAGCGTCCATTGGTTCTTTCAGATAGGGTGTCCGGCTTGTGTGCCACGGCCCAGGTTCTGCGGATGTTTCCGGCGAAAGCACGCGATGCTTATCCGACCATTCGGAAACGGTCAGGTTTTCCGGTGGACGGAAGCCCTGCATCGCTCTTGAAATAATTCTGTTTAAGGCATCAATTGCTCTCTTTCGCTCTGCCTCTTTTTTTCGCTCAGATTCCGCAGCCTTCCTTTTATCATCCATCTTCATCTACATCCTGATGTTCACGCTCCGACCATTCACGCCGTTCTCGTACAAGCTGTTCATACTTTGCCGGATCATATGAATACTTGGAGAGCTCGTCCATAACGCCGTAAACGCCGTCACGAATAATGATGGAGCATTCTTCTGCCGATTCCGCTTTTGAAACCGGAACGGCAAGCCGCCCGGGAAGCGCTGTCAGCATTGCCCTGATCGTTTTCACCATGTCTTCAGTAATGGCAGCCACATCCTCAGAACGATGCATATTGCCGATAAGTTCCTCGGCTTCCATGTGGGCGACTATAGCCTTGGAGGTCTTCAGCTTCGCTTCCGATTTTCGCCTTTGGATTTCGATCTTTCTTTCTTCCTCGGACATCTGATTGCCGGTAATAAAAGTGATATACCGCTGGACATTATCCGCAAGAAGAAAACGCCCGCGGGTTTCCGTCAGAAGCGTTCCATCCTGGGTTAGCTGCTGAACACGCCTCGCGGTCACGCCGAGAATCATAGCAAGCTGCGTCGTTGAGACCGTGGTTTCGTCTGTGACAACCGCCCTCAGCTCTTCGCTCACTCGTTTCACCTCCAAAACTTGAACTTGCTGTGAAAAGTGTTATCAAAACGGGCATTTCTGTGATTAAAATGGCATTTTTGACGTCTTCTGTACAAAAAACGTAACGAAATGGGCATTTTTTCACTTTCAGAGTGCGCGAGATTTGGGGTCGCAGAAGGCGCGGGCCTCGGGTCGAGCGCGGACAGTACCTTTTTTGCCGCGCCGATTTTTTCAGCAGCCCCCAAAATAGCCCTTCTGACAGGCTTTTGGGAAAGCCAGGCTTGCATTCCACCCAGCACGCCAAAAGCCTGTCAGCGGTCACGCCAGGAACAACGGCGTATAGAATAACGTGATTATCAACCGGGCTCTACCAAGACAGCCTTTTCGCCGGTCAATTTCTCCCACCGGGCGATAATCACATCCACATACCGTGGATCCAGCTCCATCACAAAAGCATCGCGGCCATTTTGTTCGCAGGCTATAATGGTCGTTCCGCTGCCGCCGAACAAATCCAGGACAGCGCCGCCCTGCTCCGTGCTGTTTTGGATCAGGTAATCAAACAGCGCCACAGGCTTCATCGTCGGATGGATATCGGAGCGCTGAGGCTTATCAAAGTCCATCACCGTGGTTTGCCTGCGGTCAGACGTCCACAGGTGAGGCGCTCCGTCCTTCCAACCATAAAGGCACGGCTCATGCTTCCATTGATAATCCTGCCTGCCCAGGACAAGCGCGTTTTTATTCCATATCAGGCATTGCCGAACATTCCACCCGCTGTCCCTGCAAGCCCCACGAACATCAAATCCGTGACTGTCAGCGTGCCAGATGTAGAATGCAGCGCCGGGATTCATGACGGCATTGGCAGATGTAAAGGCATCCGTGAGGAATCGCCGGAAAGCGCCATCTTCCATATTGTCATTCATGATCTTGAGCGCGTCCTTGGTCGCTCCTGTATAATCCACATTATACGGAGGGTCTGTGAGTAACAGGTCAGCCAGCCGGTTTCCCATCAGCCGGGCCACGTCTGCGCCGCTGGTGCTGTCACCGCACATAAGTCTATGTCTACCGAGGCTGTATATCTGACCACGTACAGCCTTGGGTTGTAGAGGGGGGTCTTCCGGGGGATTATCCATAACGGGAGGATATACAACCGGGGGCCTGGGTGCGTCATTGGATGGCGCGGGCCGCTCATCCCTTCGGGCGCTGTGCGTCCATTCCTCTGTATAATCCTCCAGCAGATCATCTCCATCATCGGAATTGTAGAATTGCTCCAGGAAATCCTCATCCCATCCGGGAATATCGGTATCGTCGATTTCGCGGAGAATATCATTCAGGGCGTCCATGTCATTGGATCCCAGTTCATACAGCCTGTTGTCGGCAATCATCAGCTTTTTCTTCTGCTTTTCCGACAGCCCTGTTTTCACCAGGCAATCAGCTGTATCTTTTCCAGCGCCGATCAGCGCGTCGTACAGACCATTGCCCGCCAGGATTGCGCCCTGCTCATCGATGATGATAGGCTTCAGCTGGCCGAACATAATCACGCTGCGGGTGTACTCGGCTATTTGTTCTGGGCTGTGCTTTCTGACGTTCCGCTCGATCTTATGAATTTCAGAAAGTTTCTTCTGCACGATCTTCATGCCGCCGCCTCCCTTCCGGGACGCAGGGCCTGGCTGCCGCATACAGAAGCAGCATTGCTCACGGTGGCGGGCCGCAGCCTACCGCCCGTTCCGTTTCGCCTGAGCGAATAAGAATTGATGTTTATCAAACTGTCCTCCTTTGTTCCGGTGAACGGTGGCGGGCCGCAGCCGGATGCCGTTTTCGTCACAGCGCAAGGAGTAAACGCTGCGCAGAATCTTTATTCTCCCCTTTCCTGGCATAAGAATAGGCGGCTCCTCTTTTGGAGGAAACCGCCCTGTTGCGTGATT